GCGAGTATTGCGCTTGTTGCGTCCAAGCATTTCTTTCAAGTTGATATCGAGGTTTGTCGCCACAGGCACACCGCGCATAAATGCCTCGCGAATCTTACCGACTGCCGTTAGTGTTTTACCTGAGCCGAGCTTACCTGTGACAAAGTAGACCGATGCCATTACGCCGCCCTCACAATCGCGTAGAACTTCCACTCCCACACCCAACGCAGCAGACGCGCAGAGTAAATCGCACTCACACAAGGCACGGCGTTATTAGGGATGAACATGCCCGCTGCTTGTGACCACATTGGAGGCGCAACATAAGACAGACCCGTTGCAAGGGTGTAAATCGCCAAGGTGAGGGTGACGGTCAAACCGATTAGCAGCGTTAAAATGACCAAGTTAATCGTGACATTTCGTGCTTTCGCAATGAAGAACCAACCAAATAACGTGGTCGCTATCTGAGAGATAAAGGCAACCAGAGCAGGGAGGCGTAACGCCGTCCCAATGGTACTGACAATTGGTAATAGCTGAATCATTAGTAATATCTCCCCGAACCTGGCTTGTTACTTGGTACAGGCGTGACTTCAGTCAGCAGGATTTCAACAAGCGTCTTAATCGTGTAGATGTAAATTAGAATTGAGATGATCATTTTGAGTTTCTGCGAAAACTCACAAGAGATAGAAGCTCGACCACCGCCAAGCGTAGGCAAGGATAGATTCATGCAGGGCGTAGGTTTAGGTAACACACTCAAAAACGAATCCGATATAGCATTAATATGCCCCTCAGACTCCGCCGTCAGATTCTTCTCAATCAAATCGTTTGCCGCATCGGTCACGGTCTTTTCATAGGAATTCATCGCACCGGACACGGCTTTATCCGCTTGAGTCAGTACATCACCGACATAATCCGAACCTAAACCATGAGGGTTTTCACAATAGTTGTTTTCCTCGGTAGGCTCACAAGGCTTGAGGTCGTCGAGCTTGTCCGATAACTCCGCAAATCCATCAGCGTTAGTGGTTTGCAAATCATCGAGTCCCTTAACCACCTCACCAACAGAGTTGGTGTTTCGATTGACCGCCGTCGTGATGTCACCGTTAGCTTGCTGAATCAGCGCCTTAGTGTTTTCGTAAATCTTGTTGTCGTTGATTTGCTGCTTTTGAATCGCTTGGGTGTTAGTCACCATCGACGCATTGAGCGCAATGATTTGGTTTTGAATATCAGCGCTCGATTGATTGAGGTCGACGTTGAGTGCGTTAAGTGCCTTGTTCACATCCGAGTTAAGCCCTTTAATCGCACTGACAACGCCCTTATCGGTTGATTCATCCGTGTCAGGGTCTTCGACTTCTGGCTCCGCGTCAGTGTCCGGTGGGTTAACCGTATTGGTTGAGCCGTCAGGCAGTACGCTAGGGTCTTCGATGTCGCTCGTTGGGTCGTCAGGGTCGTGAATTGGATCATCGGGAATAATAGGGGTGTCAGGACCATCTTTACCCCAAAACAGCGTACCACCCTCACACTGATTACCAGTGAATTGAAAATTACCGTGGCATCGAGTGTTTTGAGTGAACTCGCCGGAGTCGACATCGGTACAAAGCGTAGTGTCATTTGGAATACGCTCAAGTTCACAACGGGTTGCGCCAAAATCGCCATAACATGCCCCCGTAACTTGCTCACCATAAACATAAGCCGACCAGTGAAGTGATTGTTTGTCATCAATGGATTGCTTGAACTGACAGGCATCCATACAAGAACCGTCAGGGTTTTCGCCATATTCACAGACCGATTTACAACGTAAGGTTGAGGGATCAAATTCGCTATTTTCTGGACAACGAACCTCAGAATAAGAAAGACCGAGCCCATTATCACAAACTGTTTGATAGGGATCGCGAGCATTAGCATATGATGTCTTCTCAAATGTGCATGAGTCGAAATACCCAGTATCCAAAAAACAAGTATTCACCTTGTAAGGGTCAACCCAATCACCTTGAGAGCCACAACCCCTCATTTGCATATGACTAATACGTGCTTCTAAAGCATACGTATGACTACTAGCACATAGAATAATAAGGGCGATAAAAAAACGCAGATAGTGATTCATTGTATAAAACCAAGAAAAAAGGGAGCATGAGCCCCCTTATCCGTTGATTAGTGAGTATTGATGCCACTCACAAAGCCGTGGGGGGTGGTGTATAAAACAATCGTTAGAATTACGTTGCTTTGTTTGCCCCTTTCTTGAATAGCTTGATGCCGATGAAGCCAACCGTCATTGGCACGGCGATACCCCATGTCGAGGTGAGCATTTCAGTGACGTAACTTGCCAGTGTGCTAAAGGCTTGAGTTGCCACTTCTGGCAGTGCTGCATTCGCAGAAGATGCCGCCATAAGAAGTGCACCACCAAATGCCGCACGTTTTGCTGTTACTACTGCGCCAGCCTTAGCCATTGCTGCGCGTACTTTGCTTTGCTTTTCCATAGTCTTATTTCCTATGTTATGGTTTATGAAGAAGTTGAAACCTCAGCCGCTTTCTTGAATCCGAGAATGTGGAAGCCAATCGAGAAGCCAAGGATAAAGGCTGTCGCGAAACAGCCGAGCATGAACTCTGATGACAGCATTTATCTTTGCCCTCCGACTATCCAACCGAGCGCAACTAACAAGAAGCAAATGCCTAAGAACACCATTAACTGAAAGTTATCGAGTCGAGCCATTAGCTCTGCAAATTGCGTCTCGGTCATGATTTAGCCCTTACTTTTCATTAAGTTGAGGTAGGGCGTAGAGGTGGAAACCGTCGATAGAGACGTGTTTACCCTCATCGTTACCAAAGCTGAATTTCTTGTGTTCCACATCAAACATCATGCGATTACCCACACAGCGCTTGAGCAGTTCGCCAGCCTTGCCGTTTTCCCAAAGCTCAGGAGACACGCGCACTTCAATAGTGTCTGTCGGGTTGGTCGTGATAAGACGCAGCTTGCCGTTTTGCTTTTGTTCGCCGTTACGGTCTGTTTTGGTTTCTTGAACGATGTCCGAAACATCTAGAATTAAACCTTCCATTCTCATAGTGTTTTGCCCTTATTTTTACGTTGTTGGTTAGTTGAAAATTGAAATGACAGTTATTGACACAAGTCCAAGGGAAATTAATGCATCATGTCGGGCGGGGCTGCGCCCACCCAACACGACGCATTAATTTCCTGAGGGTCGGTGAGCAACAGCGCTTCCATTTCGTCATAGAGTGCTAGGTGCTTTTCGTATTGCTCGTAAAGGTCGTCATACATACGCTCGTATTCTTTTTCACGTTCTAGCGCGTCAAAGTAATCGACCACGTTAGACATGATCCCTTGTTGAGCACGGATGAATTGCTCTTTGTTCTCGGTCTTCCAAGTACGGAAGCGAGTCGCGATAAAAATCTTATGGAACATCAAGCCATTCAAACGCGCTTGAGCCATATCGCCGTAGCGAGTCGATGAGTACTCACCGCCCGAAGCAATAAGTTTTTCGATAGAGGTTGAAACGGAGTATTCCGCTTTTACTGGTTGGTCTTTGCGCTTAACGAACACGCCGCCCATTGCGTAACAAAACGCTTTCCAGTCGCCCTCATCAGCAGAGCGGCGAACCTTTTCTAATAGAAAGTGTTCGTCTTGAGATAAATCTGTAAACAAAGCATCGTCCTCTTTGAATTCATCACGAAGACGACGAAGCTCACGCCATACCGTGACAGATGGACCACCAATAAATTGAAATTGACGAATTTGATTCACACGCGCCCAAGTCACGACACGTTCTGCCGCATCTGAGCCAGACAAAGACGAACCTTTGTCAGAATCAATGTGTTGACCGTCGATGTTTTTGCTCAGGTACTTAGCGACATAACCAACGGCTGAACCTTGCGACCAGTCGATAACCTCCGCTTTGAAACGAGCTTTCTTTGCGCCTTTTTCGTCTGGCGAGTCAGCCATAGCAAGACGACGAAACTCAGACGTCACAAATTTGCGTGCGGATTTTTCCATGAACAGCAACAAGTGGTGATGCGGCGTGCCGTCTTGGTGAGGCTCAACAATGCGCATCCCGTAAACCTTGATTTTGCTTTTATCAATCGACTTACGAAGATTCGCCCAAACGCCCATTAGGTAAGCGTGAGCCGCTTTCGCGTCAGGCTTGCCAGCCTCAAGCCATTTAGGGTTGATGTCACCCTTAGAAACAGAGTGAAAACGAGACGGAGCTGTTACCGTGAAGAACACCGCATCGTGATTCGATTCTTGAGCGATTTCCTCAAAGCCACGCAGACGAACAAACATTTCAGCGCGGCGAATCTCAGCGTTAGAAACCGACTTAGCGGATAGCTCACTGAGTGTGAAGTAGTTAGACGGGTCAGCCTCATCGTAAGCAATCGTGTTTTCTAGCGCGATGCGGTTAGACGTATTGCGATCACGTTGACGGCTTAGAGAAAAATCCGAGCAGTAAACTTGCTTACGGCGTTGAACAAGCGCTAAATCACGCGCGACACATTCAACCTCGTAAGCACATTTACGGCGCAGTTGACGAACAAGCCAATGCTCGTCAAGAGCACGGTTCACCAATGCGAAAAGTTCACAGTTGTTTTCTGCGTATTGAATTTGCTCAGGTGAGAACGCCAAGCCTAATGAATCAAGAAGCTGAACCGCTTTATCAAAACGCGCTTGTGATTCTTCAAGAGGAATCGCACTTAACACGCGAGAAAAGTCGCGTGATTTGCGCTTGGCTAGATTGGTAATTTGCTCATCTGACATCGCGTAGCT